CGCCAATCCCCACTTGAGGGCATTCATGAATTCCTGCGGGAAATCGAATAGCCCCGCCGCCAAGTCCGTATCGCTAATAATCATCTGAGCGACAAGCCACAGGGACCGGCTCACCCCATCGTTGCCGGGGGGAGGGTAGACATAGATCTGCCGATTCGGAATTTGGAGATCGGGGAAAAATTGACACGGCACGGTTCCGTCGTTAGACTTATTCCCGAGCATGTTGTATTCGATCCGAGAGAGCATCGTGATTGTAGTGTCGAAACCCTCATCATTGTTTCGAATATAATTTCCCTGGTCGAGGAATTTAACCGGCAAGCTCATCACAACCGCACCCGTCCCCGTAGCGCTCGGCCCCACCGCATATTGAATAACATTTGCGACGAGGGGGATCTCAACCATCTCAATCTTCCACAACGTAGGTCCGCGATTCATCCATGCCTTGAGCATCAGATTGAGGGCCTGGCTGCAATTCGCGAAATCCTCCGGAGTGGCGGTTTGCGTCTGACCAAGCTTACCGATCGTCCGCAACACGGCGTTGATTACGTCGTTACGAGTAATCGTAGTCCCAAAAGAAGTAGTCATCAGAGAACATCCTCCGGTCTCGTTGCAGGATCAATAAATTGCGGCTCCGGATCAGGGCGAGTCCACGGTGCACTCATATCATCAGCTACGCCCCTAACAAAGTCCTGGGGCTGCCGCGGTTCCCAGCACCTCTGACAAGCCATAATCCCATCCCACCGTTTTCGGAGTTCATAGGACTTACGCTTTTGCCCGCACACGTCGCAGAGGCAGTTCCATGCGCCGAGAACGAAATAATCTCTGAGTCCCATCATTCCTCCCCTTTACTTTTCGTAGCCGATGAGATTCCCCACCCACGTCATGCTCGTCGTTGAACTCGGCGTCACCACCAATCGAATCACCGTGCCGGCGGCAATTGAAAGAGGTTCTGGAATCGAACGACTAAAGCCATCTTTCCCGGACCCGCGGGCAAACCACGTTTGGATCTTCACTCCACTCGGCAGTTCGAGGGAAACATTCCCATAGTCAGAATCCGCATGATCGATCCCCGTTTTCCCCACGGACCAATCGAAGCCTTCTAGGTAGAAGGTCTTCCCCGCCGTCACCGTGTAGGTGAGGATGATCTGATCCGCCGTGATTGCCGTAGTGACGAGAGTCCCTGTCTTTCCTACAATCTGCCCCGATAGGGGGAGGCGAGCTGTGAACGTCGCTTCACTCAATCGAGTGGCGAGGGTTGCCTCAGTCGCAGCTCCCGCGGGTAGCGGCAAGGTCGCCGCACTAATCGGAATCGTCCCCGATACTGCGACATTCCACGGCCCGCTCTGTGTTACGGGGATGGCACTCTGATTCGATGCGAGCACCACGGGACTAGACGCGGCCATAAGGGCCTGCCCCGCAGGAAAGATCTTCCCATCAATCGACGAAAGACTCGCATTTCCTGTATCTTGCCTCGCCGCGGTAGCAGCTCCCGCAGGAAGAGAGGGGGTTCCCGAGATCGAACAAACCCACGGAGTTGTTCCCTGCACGACGAGAGTCCCCGGCCCGCCATCACCTGGCGGAATCGAGACTTCGAAGGAGAAGGGTTTATAGATGGTCTCGAACTCAAGAACCTCCGTCGGATCCGTGAGGTAAGAAGAAAGCATCACCGAACCGTTCGAGGAGAAGAGGAAGTAATTAATCCCCTCCGGAGCATAGTCCATCTTGAGGGAGAACTGGGCGACGAAATCCTTGAACTGCGGCCAATCGAGATTAATAGGTACGCTCATTTTAGTACTCCGACCAGGCGGTTGGACGACGTTGAATGACGGAAGGATCGGTTAGGTTTGTGAGAATGCCCGTTAGCTGGACGTTGATGTCGCAGCCGTTTGCGGAGACCGTCGCGATGCGCTCTTCAATGGTTAGTTTCTCCCCAATTGCGAAGCCCGCCGGAACCGTGATCTCCGATCCCCCCGCAATGAAGGACGCAGTAGAAGCAACGAGAATCGTCCCATTAGGGAGGAGGACCCGGAACTCACTCTTCCACGCCACCGCACCTCCGCCTAACTTCGCCATGTTGAAAAGGAAATTGGGAACCCAGAGATTATGTCCGGCGGGAACTGTGTAGACGAAGGCTACGGCGGCACCCTTTCCCGCGAAGATGAAGGCTCGCACAGCACCACTTGAAACGGATTCGAGGATAATGTCCCCAACATTAGTGTGTGCGGAGCCCGTGTCTAGGATGTTCATTGCGTTGAGGCGGAAGTTGTTCAACCCATTCGGCAGCGTAACGGGTATGGTGCCCGCGAGGCTGACTACTAGAGGCGTCTGCACATAGTTCATATCGAGGAGATCGATGAAGACATTCTGCGCACCCGTACCCCCCACCGTATCGTGGAAACTCGTCGAACGTACCCGCCAACTCTCTCCGATGGCGGGGAAGGCGTAGGGAATCTTGAGAGGCCACAGGGTGCAGGGAGCTTCGCTTGCCTGCACATCCTCCGCATTCCCGAAAACGTTGACGATCTGACGCCCGGGAATGAACCCACAACCGACATCGTTGAAGTATTTAGAGCTCATTAGTTGTGCCCCTTGATCAACCGCATAACGATTGAGTAGGAATCCCCGGCCGCAGCTCCCACTGTGGTGAAGAGGATATCTCCGGTCTTCCCCGTCCCCGCATTATTAGGGAGGCCACCGAACGTTCGGAATTCCTGGCGGAACTGACCCGGAGTCAAGATCCACGCCGGAACGTCTGTGGTCGCGTCCCAGAGGATCACCACCTGCATTCCGAAGATGTCGTACCAAATGTCTTCAATCCGTACGTTAGTGACGGGTCCGTCGAGGGGATCGAAGGTGAGTGTGCTCACATCAACCTTGAGGACTGCGGTTTCCGTATCCCCGTCACTGGTGAATTTGATCACCGCATAACGCGGTCCTTGTTCGATAATTTGAGTCGTTACGGCCATGAGGTTCTCCTAGGGGGACCGAGGTCCCCTCTGATTGGTTAGGTTGGATCATTAACCGTTGGGCTCGTGCTCGCCCAATTCCCATACCAATTGTCCCCCGCCGCAGCCGAACTATACCCCCCGGCAATCGAATAGGTTCCTGATAGGTTATTCCCCGTGATCTGATTTCCTCCCGTCGCACCCGTGAGGGTAATGCCTCCGGAGTTCCCACTCGCCGTGAACGGGCCGATGGAGTTATTTCGAATGAGGAAGTTCCTCGCCACCATGATGATCTGGTTCGTATTCGCGGCAAAGAAGTTATCGTGAATGTACCACTGATTACACTCGATCGCCGACCGCATCGCATAGGTCATGCCGTCGAATTGACTTCCCGCGACCTCCACATTATAGGGAATTTCCGTGAACAAACCAGTTACACCCCCGCGAATTCCTACGCCCGCTCCGGCGAATCGCATTCCTAGAACCTGTGCGTGGGAGGCATCCCGTTCGAGATCCCCGGCACCCGCATTCCGCACAATCTCCAAACAAGCCGCATTCGTATCAATTGCCGTCATGAGGAAGTTGGAGAATTTCCACCCTTGTTGGAGGACCCGAAGGGTCGCCTGTGCTGCAACACCGCCAGAGGCAGGGGGAGCCCATTGGGCCGCAGCGAAGTTTCCGCCGACCGGAGTCGCATCAGCGTGGCGCGGGCGGTTCCCGATTCCGTTAATCCACACGTCGAATACGTTAACGGGGGTAACGAGTTGCTCCGTGATCTTCCCGCAGAAGTTAATTACATCGCCGCTTTGCACAACCTCAAATGCCCGTGCCATCGTACGGAAGGGAACATTCGGGCCGTTGCCCTTATATCCATTACTCCCCACATGGGCATTAACAAACCAAGTATTCCCGTAGGCGCTGCCGGGGGCCGGAGCCCCACTCACGATTCGCGAACCCCCGCCGAAGATAGGGATACCAAACACAGTAATGCCGTTGGTGAAATTTCCGAAACTCATGATGTTGCTCCTTTTCGTTTGTGATTACTTAATGAATCTGGACTAGCCGCTGATTGGCCTTCGCCGGCGGATAGCATTAGTCGATACGAACTCGAATGTGGCGGGGAACCCGAAGCCTTCTCCGCCGATGAAATAGCCAATTAAGAAAACACCAAAGCCATTTCATATCAAGGTCACTGTTATGGTTTCGGGAACCGAGACTAAGGTCGTAGGTTCGGGAACCACGAAGGCTGAGGTGATGAAGGAACCAATTGGCGTACCGCTTGAATCCAATCGCTGTGCCCTCGCAGAATAGTCTCCCGGAGTTACTGAGGAGAAGGATACGGAGAGTTGGCTGCTCTCTACGTGCTGGAGCGCAGTTCCTCCCTGTATTAAATCATACGCATAGTTTCCGCCAATGGTGCCGGCGGGAAACTCCTGCTCTTTCGTCGAGATCGTGACAATTACTGTAGCCATGATATTATCCTTTCTTCACGGTTGAGTTGTACTTCACCACTCCCTCACCCGTCCCATCAACATTGTTCTTGTCGGGGGTAGATGAGGTCGTCGTACGGTAGGTTTCTTTCGGCGGACTCGGGTTCCGGGCATAGGACTTGGAAATACTCGGTCCCTTCATCTGCACTCCCTTTGCACTCGTCGGCGCACTCTTTGGATTAGACTTAGGCACTGCGCCGTAGTCACCTCTATTCAACTTATTCATACTAGTATCCCTTTCCTTTCTTCTGCCGATACTGCGATGTGGAAACCTTCCCAGGAACCTTCTTCCGCGGAAGCTTCGGTTTCCCCGAGGAACCCTTCACTCCACCGGTTCCCTTTAACGTCTGTGCGTAGATCTGTTTAAGGCTCATTTCTTCTTCCCCTTTCTCCCCTTCCCTGCCTTGCTCATCGCAATCGCAATGGCCTGTTTAGGCGGGCGTCCGGACCGCTCGAGTTCGGCGATGTTGCTGCCGATGACCTTACGGGATTTTCCTTTCTGCAGTGGCATCTTGGACTCCTTAGGAAAAATGGGCGGATTTCCCTTCTATAACCCGCCCACACTTCGACTAACTCCTATGGACCTTCGCTTCCATACAATCCTAACGGATCACTCCAGCCCACACTGAACCTCTGTACCGCCGAGGCCTTCGCATTCTTCGTGTCGAAGTCATTGTCCTGCTCGAGGTTCGCCTTCATGCGTGTGAACCTGCGCAGTCCGTGAGGAACATCCGTTCGAATAAACCAAGCGTTCGGCGCGTCGAGGTAGTGGTTCTGGCAAACACCCTTCGGAATACTGTTGAGTGCTTTCAACACATTCACAGCATTGTTCGGGGTATCGTTCTGAAACACGCTCTCTAAGATCCGATTCGCATTGAACCAATTCGCCCGGTGGACGACGAGGCGCTGGGCCATTACTGCAATCTGCAACCCTCGATCATCCGTTGCTCCACCCATTTGGATTATGAGATCCTCCAGGGCAGTTTCACTTAGATCCGCTGCACTCGACATAAGGTTGGAATAGACCCCGCCCGTTACGTTAGGGTGGCTAGCACTTAGAAGGGGCACTCCATCTGATCCCGGGAACGCCGTGTCGAAGGCATTATTGTAAACGTCCGCGCAGACGATTTCCTCTGTAATCCGGTGAGATCGCGCTAGGGCCGTAGCTCTAGTCTTACTCACCTTTTCATAGAGGTTATCCATCAGTTCTTCCATCGTGACGATGTAGCCCAGTCCATAAGTGAGGTGGGTGTAGCGAGTAACCTGTCCCTGCATCTCACTGTCGTACATGATCCCAGCACCCTGCGCTTTCACCGGGGCTAAGCCGAAGGAAGTGATCTTCACTTCCTCCTCATAGTTCATGTCCGAGGATTCTTCGTCCATCAGCTCCGGCCACTCTTTCGGGTGGTCGTTATAATCCCGTCCCCACCACGCGTGGACGCCCGGCCACAGTGCTTTGGGGTGGCTGCCCGTTGTGATAATTCCGCCGGCCATTTTAGCCTCCCGCTTTAGTTAAGGTTTTCATGATCATACCCCCGCCGTGTTGCCCATGAGTTCATGTTGATTAATCACGACGAGTACTTTCGTATCCGCGGTGAGATCAACATCAGCCCGTTGGACCACGCCCATGAGTTTGAGGGGATGAGCCTGAGTCGTCGCAATCGTAGCCGCGTCGACTTCAGTTGCCGAGTAGGCATTCGGCGGAACCGTTCCCGGGACCGCTACGACAAAGTTTGCGTTCTTATTCAGATCCGTCACGAGAAACGCTACGGTGTTATTCACCTGCATTTCATAGACGACATCCGGAGAATCGCTCACCTCGACATAATAGTCTCTCAACTTCGTGGCCGGAATGGTCATGATGGAGAGGTCGGTTAGGTTCGGTTCAATTGCGACGATCACACCCCGGAGGGTGTTTCCCGCCGCCGCTTTAATTACTGCCGGCACACCTTTAGTATCTCCGTTCGCCGTAGACTTCACAAAATCCCCTACGAAATAGGCATTAGTGTCTGCTGCCATAATCACGTAAGTGTTGGTCTGTTGGTTGTATGGAGAACCGTTGATGTGTTTGACCGGCAAGGCTCCTTGTGGCCGATCTTGATTTGCCATGTTCGTTTACTCCTATGGTTTGTCAGTTACTGATAGTGAGATTGGGGAATGGCTTACGGGACGAATACCTTTCGCACCATCTAAGCCCATCTGCCCCCTCTTGATCGTTTCGATTCTCTTCCTTCGGAGGTCCCGCAGGATCTCCCGAGCTTCCTCTTTCCACTCAACTCGAATCTTCATTAGATACGCCCGCATTGGGCCGCCTTCCTTAGTCTTTCCCACTATCATAGAAACCTTACTTCCTGAATCGCTATTCGCCGGCGTGACGCCAGGGCACATTATGATCTCTTCCCTCGCGGTGAATTCGTAGCCGCCCATCTGGGCCTCCTCAATCCGCCCGCCATCATCGTTAATCCAGGCGAGGAAGTAGCCGGGCAGATCCGCAATCACGGACATCTTCTGGCGAGGAACGCCGAAGGGAATTCGTTGACGGGGCTGGCGCTCCGGTGCTCGCTGCGCATCCGTCCTCACAACGCTCTGAGGTGCTACACTCTTTTCATCTTCAATTTTCATAATCAATCCCACTGGTAAGAATCAAGATATTGTTCCTGCGTCATGAGTTTCGCCTTGACGAATTTATCACACGCAGTCCTCGCATCCGCGGGCAGACTCGCATAGCCCCGTTTGTCCGTTGTCTTCCCCCGGGCCGATGGCCCTTCATGAGGAGCCTTCTCCCGATTCCTGTTCTCGAATGCTTCCGGCAATCGCTTCTTCACCCGCCGAGTCATCTCATCGAGAAACTCCCGCCCCTTTAGGTCCGGATCTTCTTTCCTCAACCGCAGTGCAATCACCTCCGCCATATCGTAGGCTTCTTCATTCTCCGGCCGATACCATTTGTTCGCATCTTTCCAATCGTTGTAGGCGGTCATGTCGGGGGCATTGGGCTTTGTCTCCGCCTGTTTCACGGGCAGAACCTTCTGCTCTTCCTTCAACTCATCGATCCGCTCTTCAATCTCATCCGCTCGCGCGAGGTCCTCCTCTTTGATCGCCTCCCGCCGCTCGGCTTTTAGTTCTCCGATCGCCCGCTTATACGCATTCTCCTTCATCTTCGCAAACTCATTAGCGAACTCTTTCGTCGTGAGTTTTAACTCATTGAGTTCCGACTTCGCCGCGTCGAGATCTTTCTTCAATCGTTCATTCGATTTCCGCAGGAAGGGATTAATTTCCTTACCCCTGCGTACGAAGGTCTCTGCATCCGCCCATTCCGCCGGGTCACCCCGGAATTGCTCCTTCGGTACCCACCCATTACTCCGGGCTTCGCTCTCAATTGCCGGATCTGCCCCACTCTGCGTTCCTTCTTGCCCTTCTTGTGTCGTCTCTTGGTCGTTCATTTTCTACCCTTCTTTAAGAATTCCTCCAACCTACCCTGTAAACGAATGATATCAGCTTCCCGCCGAGGCATCGCAAGTCCTCCCACTAGTACTAAAGTCTCATCGAGAAAACTCCCCGGTTCGACTCGAAGTGTGAAGGTGTCGGCGGTAGTTCTTAAGGTATACTCAGTCTTTGCACCAAAGAAACTAGAGAGACCGATCTCTTCTCGAAATTCACTTTGCTCTGTCTCCTTCATAAATATTCCCTCATCTTAGTTAACTTTTCCTCTAATCTCTTCAATTGCCATTCAAGTTCCTGGGTCTCGCGCTTCACCCAATCGACGTGAATACCTTTCATTTCTGTAAAGTACCCGTCTTGATAATCTGCAATACTTTTTGTTACAATCCAGGGCTTCCCATTATTCTCTACACTCTTGCGAAAAGCGACTTTACTACGGAGAAAACAGATTTCAGCAATAAACCGTCCTATCTCTTGAGTGTCCTCATTCATAAAATCCTCGCCACGACATCTAAATCATTAATCACCCGATACTTCTTTCCGTCCGGTCCCGTGTGGTAGAGGCCGGAGAACTTCGCAATCAGCACCTTATCACCCGGCTGCGCCCATCTCCCACTGACCTTCTGATCCGCCCACGCACTTGGGCCGACGGCAACCACCCAGGCTTCAATCTGTGCCATATCCTCCCTATCCGCATACGCATCGGTTAGGACGATCCCGGATTCGGTCTTCCTCTCTTTCTCAATCGGCAACACTACGATCCGATGCCCCGAAGGTTCAATTCCCGAAGTGTTCTTCAGCGTCTCTAAAGTCATCGCTTTGCATCCTTATTAGTTGATTAAGTTGCCCAGCTCGTCCGAGTGCCTCGGAATTGAGTTGGATCGTCATTCCCTCATTTGCTCCTGTGTAGCTTCCTTGAGCCCAGCCATCCATTATTTCTTCCCGCATTGCCCTCAGAATTGCGAGGTATCTCTTCGTAGCGGGGAGTTGAAGCCACTCCGCCCACTCAGTGGACCGCGCTTCCGTTTCCCTTGATTCCTGCACTGATCACCTCATTTCCTGTGTGGTCCGCAATACGCGAGGCCGTACGGCTCCCCGCATTCGTTTCCTTCGCCTTATCGTTCTGCATTACCTTGCTCAGCACGTCTACTGCCTTTAATAACCCATCATGATGGATCTTCGCCGCACCAATCTGCGCATTGATGAGGGCAATTTCCTCATCCATCTTTGCCGTTCCGGCCTGTTCGATTAAGAGAACCGCATGAGCCTGCATCTCGATAATATGGGCCTGATTAAGCTCTGCCTCATTCGCTAGTTTCAAGAGGGCGAGACGGAAGTCCAACTGCGCCTCCGCCTGTTTGGCCTGAATTTTCAATCCCTCCACCTGCCCGCGCATCTGCTCGATTTGAATCTTCTCCGAAGGTCCGGGATCAGGAATCTCCTTCACGAGCATCGTATCCACCCCTGGAACCTTCATCGCCGTGAGGTACCACCGTTCCACCTCCAGCTGGTTGTAGAGATTTGACTTCTCCATACTCGCCTGCCGCACCGCCATTGCCTGTTGGAGCCGCTGATGCGTGGACATATAATAGGGGTCGGCGGCGGGGCGGATTCGACTGGGGGGGAGAGAGTAGGCTTCCTGAAGAATCTTCTTCCTCTCTCCATCCTTGATCGAATCAAACTCTTCGCTATCATTTAGGTAGAGCTGGTTAAGGCGGTAGAGCTTACGATACTCAGAGCGGAACGACCGATAGTTCCTCTTATAAATCCCATTAAATATCTGCAATCCCTGCTCGACCATTGAATCAAAGGTCCCCGACTTCGTGTTCTGCCCGGGATTCTCCCCGCTCGTCGACTCCGTTGCCCCGGCAACCTTCTCCCCATATTGAATGAGCAGACCGAGAAGTTGGAACAACACATTCGAGGGTTCGCGGACGGGAAGGGGGAAGATTCCCTTCTGCAGATCATCCCCACTCGACTCTACCCGCTTCCACTCCATCGGGCGGAAGGTGTACTCACCTCCTTTGATCCGAACCCCCCGACCGAGGAAACCCCCGCCCGCGTTGCTCATCGTCCCGGCGTCGAGAAGTTGGTTAATCGCCGTGTCGATTGAGCGGTTGAGTGGGCCCAGCAACACACCAAAGCCTAAATCATAGAAGCCACCATCGGGACTCGGGATGAAGGGGAACTTTGTGTAGGGATTAAGGGACTCGATCCGGGCAATTTTCCCCCGCACCCGCGTAATGTCGGATTCGAAGAACTCGGCACGGATACGAAGAACCTTCGAAGAATCATGACGGAACGTCACCACATAAGGTTCCTTATACCCGTCTCCATCCAAATCCATCCGACACCGCTGTTCGCACACCACCACGGGAGCCTCAACTTCCGTCTGGGGCTGCGTCCCCTGGGCCTGATCGCGAACGCGTGCGAGGGGGCCGAGGGGCTGCGGAACGTTCGGCTCACACGAATCAATGTCGAGGTAGAGGCCCATGCGTTGCTTCTCGAGAATCTCATTGTCGAACATATACATCAGATGCGTAGTTCGATTCGCAGTATCGAGATTCTTCGTCCAATAATCTACGACGAGATCACTTGGAAGAACCATCTCACTCACATTATGTTCGAGACCCTTGTCGAAGTAGCTCTTCTTGAACACACTCCCCAGAATCGACTGCACGATGAATGCCTTATCCGTGTCCTCTTCCCATCCCTCATCCTGCTCGAGAATCTGCCAGCTCATATGTTCGCTAATTAGATCCGCTGCCGCAGCCACACTCCCATCAGGATCATTCCCGTAGGTTCGGCACTTAACGAGATCCGGAGAGTTAATGATCGCCGGGTAGACCCGCGAATGATATTGAAGAGCAGCAATAGTGAGGAGCGGGAACTTCACATTCGAAGCATCTTGCCACGGAGTTGTTTTGATCTCCATCACCTGCAGAGCGAGTTTCATCGCCTGTTGCATGCGCTCTTCCCACCCCACCCGCGACCGCAGGTCGGCGGCGAGTCCATCCGCACACCACAACCCGATGCGACCAAGGTCCCGATCGTTCAACTCCTCGGCCAGATTCGTCGAGGAAAGAATAGTTTGGAGGGAGAGACTCCCGTCTAAGTTAAGCAAGATTGTTCCAATCGGTGAAGAGCTTCAAGAACCTCGGGATATAGCCCGTGTGTCATCTGATCGATAGCTTTTACCAACACGAGCAAATCTCGGGTCGGCATATTGTGGAGACTCGTGCCCTCTGCTGCTCCCACGAACAGGCGAATCGGGCGAAGATTCTCATGATTGTTCATCTCAATATCCCGTGACGGGACAACGACCCGTGTTGAAGTTAGCCATAATCTCCTCGAACTCCATTTCCGCCTCAGCCATTTCCTCATCCGTGGCCGACGGACTCACCTCATCGAGAATCAACCCACACCAAGCACTCGCATCCACCCGATCGTCGTGGTCACCCCGGGGAAATGTCGTCATCTCATTATAATAATCCTGGTACCATGGAGCCTCCGTATCCACCACCACACCGCCGGCGCGCATTCGGCCCTGGAGGGATCGTGCCCGTGCCCGCTTATCTTTCGTCGGCGTCTTAGTCTCAATATTTAAATACTCACCCCGCCGATTCATTTCCGCGTTGAGGAACGGGCCGAGGGCCTTTTGAATGTGCCCACCCTCCACAACAAAGATCTCGGGTTCAAAGTCCGCATGCACCTCGAACATCTGGTCGATAATTTCCAGGGCATCCCACCGCCCCGCCCTTACATCCATAATCGCAATTCGCTCATCCGACATCACACCGAAGGTGACGATAGCGGTCCGGTCACTCCGCGCCTTCTCGTCAATCGCCAGATCGATCGCACTATAGAAGCGCTTCGGTGCCCGCCGATCCTCTTCATCCATCCCGAGGAACCATTCAGGACGAAAATAGCGATCCGTGTCGGCGACCGGAAGATTGAGATACTCTTGGGAATAGCCCGAAGAATTCCCTTTCCGAGCAAACATATCCCGAAGCATTCGGAGACGGGATTCGGGGAATTTTTCTGGCCACAAGATGGAGGAGAAATCATCGAATGAAGCGTGGGCCCGGTAGGTCCGGGAGAGCCACATCGGATCTTTTTGGAGATTCTGGAGGAGCGAGTCGAGGTGGAGGATCGTACCGAAAACGCGGAAGAGGCACTCATCACTACCGGCGGGAAGCAGCGCATTCGTGAACCAATGCATGAGTTTCTCCCGCCGATCGGGATTCATCACCTGCTCATCCTCCTCAATATCATCAATCATCACAAGATTTGGTCGCTTATTTCTCCACTTAATCCCCCGCAGCTTCTGCTCTGCGCCCTTCCCAACGATCTTAAACACACGGTTTCCGACGTGGCAGATAATTTCCGCCTCATTGTCCTTGGACAATCCGTGGACCTGGAACGTCTCAATAAGATCCTCATTTTCGGTGAGCTGGACCCGGATGTCCTGGAGGTGGTCCACGGCTTGCTTCTCCGTAGCGCTCACAATCATGATGAAGTCGCGGAAACCGAAGAGGGCTGCGGCGAGGGTGAAGGAGAGAGTTCCGGCGGTGGATTTTGCATGACCGCGGGGAGCTGCTACGTCTACGTATTGGGAGGAGGCGCAGCATAGTTGCCACAATTCCTTATGAAACCAGGGCGTAACCTTCGGCGAGTCGAACCGTTCCCAGAGAAACGTCCGGACAAAGCCCTCGACCAAATCGGAATCCAACACGATTCCGGTCTCTCCGCCGATCTGCGGCGGTGGTAAGGGTTTCTTCCTCGGCCTGCCCATCAGACAAAATTCCCGCTGTAACTGCGCTGCCAATGCAGAGAAATCCCCAGAACCACCAATCGCCAGGATAACCGAGTCCGTTCCCATCCAACCAACCGAGGAAGGAGACAAACCGAAAACTTCCCACTATAGGCTTGGCACAGATATTCTCCGCCCCAGATCATTCGGAATAACCGAAGCTTGCGTTCTCGGGGGTCCCACCGAAGTACTGGTTTAAAAGTCATCTCAATCCCCACCCATATTAACCACCCTCGCCCCAGGCAACTCCGCCTTCAACCGCGCAATCGTCCCCAGCGCATCCCCCCGATTCACCACCCCTTCGCCCTGCGCCACAATTTCCCCATTCCCCGCCCGCACCCGCCAGTACCACAACTTCTTCATCGCTTTGAGCGAAAACCTCGAATAAATTTCAATTTTCATGGGAATCTCCTTGAGTAACCAACTGATCCACATTACCGGTCTCACCCAAAATATCCGCATCCCGAATCTCCGCGGGGCCGATTTGCCGCGACCGCAGTGCATCCGCTAGATTCAACAATCGCCGGGCTTCGTTCGACCCAAACCCATTCTCCGAGTCCTCAATCATCTTCTTCTTCGAGAAAATCGCAGTGGAAATCGCGGCTAGATCACGGGCGGGAACGGGAACCGTCCGCAACCCCTGATCCCGCCACACTTGATCCCCATACGTTAGACGATTCTCGAGTTGATCCAGCGTCTTCCCGAGCATCTTCGTCAGCCGAACCTTCAATTGTGCCGTAGCTTCCCGCTCGAGGTTCCGGATCTCCTCCGCAAACCAGGGCTGCCGGGCCATTTCGAGCAGCGAAGTATAATCAATCATCCGGGTGCGGGCAATCTCCGAGAGATTCCCGGAGAGAAAAAACTCCACCATTACCTGATGCTGCTCTGCCACTTCCAGCGAGAGGGCGTCCCGACCCGCGAGTTGCCCCACGGGAAGTTGATTCACTGAGGCCTTCCCCAGAACGGGGGTTAGGCGTTCCTCAACGAGCCGTTCGGCGGGGTCCATTCTCATTTGGGGGCCCGGGGCGGTGTCTCATCGGGGATCGCCCCAAATCCATCCGTCTCTATCACCATCTTCAACCAACTAACCGAAACGCCGAGCTCCTGCGCCACTGCTTCGAGGGGCGCATCGCGGAGGGCCGTGCAAATCATATGGAGGTCGGGGGTCATGTGGCCAATTCTTTAAGTAATAAATCTCCAAGTTTAGGGTAATAACTTTGCCAACAACCTCTTCCACACTTCAACATATAGTCCATATTATCTTGATGGGTTCCAAGCAATAAATGTTTCGGATTGCAGCAAGCAGGATTATTGCAACTATGTTGTACTTGCCATTTAAATTGTTTTATCGGAAAACCATAAGCTAATTCATAAACAACTCGATGGGCCAGGTACTTTCGTTTTCGAACAGAAAAAATTCCATAGCCATCTCGGTTCTTTTTTCCTTTAAAAGGCCAACAATCAGAACTTCCCTGCTTATCTATCTGACTCCAAATTGCTTTAACAGAAAGGTTCATTAAGATTCTGCCCAATTAATAGCTTTACAAGACAAGGGTAACATGGGCGGGGGGCGACGGGCAACGGGGACGTATGACTTTGAATCGGCGGGAAATTTGCGGGAAAATCGGCGGGGGGATGGGGAAACGGGCGGGGGTTATAGGATTGAAACTCCAACGGATTTCCTTTTCCCTCAGGAGGTGCAGAACTGAGCAAAGTGGGTATCTTAACTTTCGCTCGATTCGGATTTACCCCCCGGGGGACTCGA